TTTGGCGTGGCTTATTGGGAAATTACAGAAGTTTATGCAGACAACGGTTATCCAGCAAGATTTAACTGGGTTGCTAACTCTCGCGTTATTCCAAAATACAATAAAACAAATACCTTAATTGAAGGCTATCAAGTTGATGGCGCAGTTCGCCCTATGTCCGGTATCGGTTCACTTGTAACTTTCCAAAGCATGACTGACGGCATTTTGCAAACAGGCGCACGCACTTTAACTGCTGCTCTTGATTTAGATCGTGCATCCGCAGTAGCGGCAGCAACTCCAATGCCATCTGGCGTATTAAAGAACACAGGCGCAGACTTAGGCGAGAATGAAGTTCAAGGCTTACTAGCTGCATGGCGCAACGCTCGCAACAATCGCTCAACTGCTTACCTTACAAGCACATTAGAATTTCAACCTGCATCATTCTCACCTAAAGACATGATGCTAAATGAAGCAAAGCAATACATGGCAACTGAAATTGCTCGCTTAATGAACGTGCCTGCGTATTACATCTCAGCAGATATGAACAACAGCATGACTTATGCAAACGTGCAAGATGAACGCCGCCAATTTGTATCTCTATCTTTGCAACCTTATATCTCAGCAATCGAAGCGCGTCTGTCAATGAATGACATTACCCCTTCAACCCAATACATGTCTTTTGATTTAGATTCCGGCTTCTTGCGTGCTAACCCAATGGAACGCTTGGATGTAATCGAGAAAATGCTAACACTTGGCTTAATCACGGTTCAAGATGCAATGGCAATGGAAAACCTATCACCGAACGGAAGTGCGTCAGATGCAATTAACCTTCAGTAGCGATATTGAGTGCGATCAAGGCCGTAGAATCATCTCCGGCAAGATTGTGCCTTACGATGGCGAAATTGGCCAAACATCAGTAGGCAAAGTGGTATTTGAGCAAGGCTCTATCCAACTGCCAGAACCAAACAAATCAAAATTATTATTAGAACACGATGCCAAGAAACCAATCGGCAAAGCCGTTTCTTTCAATGAAACAGCAGACGGCGTTTATGCATCATTCAAAGTCTCCAACACTAGCCGCGGAACAGACTCACTAATCGAAGCATCAGACGGCCTTCGTTCAGGGCTTAGTGTTGGAGTCGAAGTTCTAGCATCACAACCACGTGACGGCGTGTTGTATGTCCAATCTGCAAGACTATTTGAAACAAGTCTTGTTCAGGCAGCAGCGTTTGATTCAGCTGCCGTAACTAGCGTTGCAGCATCAGCGGCAGAAACCGAAGATGAAGCACTAACCGAAATCCCACAATCAGAAAGTGAGGCCATCTTGGAAACTCCAGATGCCGTAGCACCTGAGGCTGTAGTAGAAACCCCTGCGGTTGAAGCCTCACGCCCAACAGTAACAGCAGCAATGTATACCGCTCCACGTATTGAACTCTCAAAAGAGAAGTTCCTAGAGAACACAGTTCGCGCAAAGTTAGGCGATGACGATGCACGTCAATATCTCCTAGCAGCAGCAAGCACAACAAACAACGCTGGACTTGTCCCAACACGTCAGCTAACAGAAGTTATTAACCCACTTGCAAACGCTGACAGACCCTTCATAGATGCCATTTCAAAAGGCGTTCTGCCTGACGCGGGGCTTACCTTCGAAATTCCAAAAATCTCAGCCGTACCTACCGTAGCAGTAACAGCAGAGGCAGGAACACCATCTGAAACTAACCTCGAAGATGCCTACCTTTCAGTTGCAGTCCAGAAGTTCGCCGGGCAACAAATTTTCTCGGTCGAGATTCTCGACCGGTCTAGCCCCGCATTTTTTGCGGAATTGGTGAAAAATATGGAGTTTGCGTACGCTAAGGCAACAGATGCACGCGTTGCAACAGTAGTTGCAGCAGCAGCAACAGACGGCGGAAACCGCACAATGTCAGCAGCTAACCTACTTGACTTCGTAACAGATGCAGCAGTATCTGTTTATTCAGGCACACTTGGTTTTGCTCGCAATATCGTTGTATCTCCTGCACAATGGGGCGCAATTATGGGTCTTGTTGATACAACAAACCGCGCTATCTACACAGCAGTAGCACCAATGAACGCTGGCGGAAACGCATCACCTTTGTCGCTTCAAGGCACAATTAACGGTCTATCACTTTATGTAGATCGTAACCTTTCAGGCACAGGCGATGACTCAATCATCGTTGTGAACCCAGAGTCATACACATGGTATGAATCACCAACATTCAAGTTGGAAGCAGCAGTAATCGCTTCTGGCCAAATCAACGTTGCCTACTACGGCTACGGCGCAATCGCAACTAAGGTTGCAGCTGGCGCATACAAGTGGATGGTTGCGTAACTAACACTTAGCAATAGTGTTGTAGGGGCTTTGTAGCCCTTAGCCCCTACAATTTTAATTAGAGAGGAAATTATGGCAGCCACATACGTTACCCAAGCAGAACTGCGCACAGTTCTAGGTATCGGTTCTCTCTACGATAATTCAGTTGTTGAAGAATGCTGTTCTGCGGCTGAAGGGATTATTAAAGGGCATTTATGGTTTAATAACTATTACGCTGCGGCTAGAAGCCTCACAGATAATGTGGCCACACTTTATTTCCAGCAACCGCATGGAATGTATGTAGGCCAGAGCGTAATTATCACCAATGCCGGTTCACCATTTAATGGCACAAAGACGATAACTGAGATTAACGGAGCAGTTCAAGTATCTGCCCTTAACTACCAAAACTATTCTTTAACAGCATATAACTATTCAATCAGCTACGCAGCAACAGGTTCAGATCAAGTGAAGAACCCTATCCAACCTTTTGCCACAGTAGCGGCTGGAACTAACATTGACTTTGCAACAGTTCCGGAAATCAGAGAAGCATCTTTATTAATTGCCGTGGATATCTGGCAATCAAGACAACTTTCAAATGCTGGTGGCGTTTCACCGGATGGCTTTACACCTTCACCTTACCGTATGGGCAACACACTACTTGCTAGAGTTCGTGGTTTGATTGCGAATTACTTAAACCCAAATGGGCTAGTCGGATGACAGTTGCCGTCACAACTCTCCGTTCTACCATTGCAACGGCTTTAAGTAATCCGGCGGTATGGCAGGTATTTTCCTTTCCACCTGCCTCACCGCTGGCCAACAGCGTGGTTGTAGAACCTGATGATCCTTACATCGTGCCAAGCAACAACCAACATATAACTGTTGCACCTTTGGCTAACTTTAGACTTAAACTTTATTTGCCATTACTAGACAATCAAGGTTCATTGCAAGACATGGAAACCTTTATTGTTGCAGTATTTACCAAACTAGCGGCAAGTTCGCTAAACTATAACATTGGCTCTGTGTCTGGGGTATCAGTTGATACAACAGCTGGAGACCTTCTCACGACGGAAATACGTCTGAGTATCTTAACGAGTTGGAGTTAATATGTCCGATCATCTAACACCCGAGGATTTGGCTTTCTTGAAGAAGATTGGTCAAATTCAACCATCAGCCCCTAAGGCACCAGCCAAGAAAGACGAGGAATAAACAATGGCAATTTTCTTAAACAACAAAGTTGGCTTTAAGATTGCAACAGTTGATTTATCAGATCACGTTACAGCCTTCTCACTAAACCGCCAAAGAGATCAAATAAATGTAACATCTATGGGCGATACCGCAAATAAATTTGTTTCGGGACTCTCATCTGACACCATCACAGTAACATTCTTAAACGACACAGCAGCAGGATCAGTTCTTGCTACTCTACAAGCTGCATACGGCACAACCGTAGCGTTCTCAGCAGTTCAAGATAAGGTTGCTGCAGTATCAGCAACAAACGTGCTTTACACAGGCACAATTCTTGTTGATAACCTAACAGACATCAATGGCGCAGTAGCAGACGAAGCAATGTTTGACATTACCTTTACATGCAACAGCACAACCGCTGTAGCAAGCACAGGCACATTCTAAACAACTAAGAGAAAAGGGCTAAAATGGCAAAGTTAAGAATAGTAAGGGTGGATGGTAGCGATACTACTCACCAAATCACACCAGCAATAGAAGTAGCATTTGAAGCGTATGCCAAGATGGGCATGCACAAATGTTTTCGTGAAGAAGAAAAACAGACTTCGGTCTATTGGTTGGCTTGGGAGTGCATCCGTAGATCCGGTGAAACTGTCAAACCTTTCGGAGAACCTTTCTTGGAAACGCTTGTTCGTGTGGAAGTTCTTGATGATGACCCCCTGGACTAAGTAAGGAATCCCTGCACTATCTCATTGCACGAATGAGCCTAGAGACGGGGATTCCTGCACAATCCTTTATAGATATGGATGTGCGAATGTTCAAAACGTATTTAATGGCTATGAAGGATAG